TTGTGTGCCACTGTAATCAATGAGATAAAGATACCCTGCTGGGTCTAACCAATACTGTGACATTGTGCCACCAAGACCGTCTTCCATGTCTTTGGTTTGGCACTCTACTTCTGTGCAATGTGGACCTAAATCGTATGATGACCGAAAGTAATCAAACATTCCCATTACTCCTGTGACCTCCATTCCTGGCGCATCTGTTTGTATATAGGGTCATTGGCAACCAAGTCACGGACAACTTTAAAGATTGATGCACACATTGCTTTTTCATTAGTGAGAGCATCAGTTTCTTGTGGTAATATAGGAGTGCCACCTCTATCACCAGTGTGGTAATAAGGTGGCTTGGTTACATATTTGCGACCAGACTTGTGGTTAGCATAGCGTCTAGAGCGAGTGAAACCCATCTCTAGAAACTTGCGACACATATCCATGCCGATAAAGTCTTTGTCTTCTTTGTATTTGTTATACAGGTTGTAAATGGTCCTAGAAGAATCCTCTGCTATAGGGATACTTCTAAACCTCCAATAACGTCGAATATCGTTAGTGTAAGGGCGTACCAGTAGCACTCCTTGCTCTCCCCTTCCAATACGATAAAGTTTGCGAGTTTCTGCATCCGTGAAGTCAAGTTGCTCATAATCCAGGTCATAATCAAACTCTTTCATTGCATCCGATAACGATAGTCTCTGAGTTTTTGGACGAGTCGTAGATGGTCTACAACTCCTGGTGCGATTTTTTCTCTTGCTCTTGCTACATCATGTGATGACATTGTTTCCAATGCCCTTAGGAGATGGTCAACTTCTTGGATTGATAGATTCATTAGAAACCTTTACCTTTTTGTTTAATATCCAGCACCTCTACATGTGAGAGAATCATTGCTGGTGACTGAAACCATTTTGAAAACATGGATTCCCATGACCTATGATACTCTTCTTTACCTGTCTTGTAAACCAACTTGTAATGATGTCTGTCATATAATCCATCTGATGTCTGCTGGAAATACAGCGGGTCAGATGGGTCAATGAGTTTCATATTCATGGGTGAGCATTCTTGAGTGTGGTTAGCAAGTGCATGTTACCATGAAAATACCCCGCCGCAATAGTGGCAAGGGTCAGTAAGAAAAGTGCCACAAGGGCAAGCACGTTTGGAATTGGTGGTTTCATGACAGTTTGAGATTGAAAGCAATACTAATTCTATCTTCAGTGGACATATTGATATCAACATCATGTTGTAATGTATTTGGAAATATAATAATATCTCCTTCTGTTGGACTCCATGTATAACAATTATATTCATTTGTTAACTGCATTGTCTCTTGAGACTTATATGCAGATAGAGAATACATTGTGTTTGGATTATAGAATCTCAGTTTTCCAGAATTATTTGGTATGTTAACAAAAAATACTCCAGACAATTCACAGTTTAAATGTGTATGTGGAGAATTAGATGTATGTGGTGGATTAACATTTATCCAAAAAGAATCATAGTCCCACCTTATACCTTGTTTGAATCCGAAAGAATTTTTAATATGGTATTCAACAATCGGATTAATCAATGATGTGATATTGTGATTGTCAATCAAACAGTGGTAATCACTATGATAACCACCATTATTTGATGCTTTTACACCAATAGAATCTTTATCTATTTCTTGATATATCTCATTCAGAATAGTATCTTTATCATAATTGTGATTAGATACTACAACATGACTAGGAAATAATAGTATACTAGCAGTCATTAGGATTTACCAATGAAAAGCATACAGAATTAAACTTACCTACCATACCTCTAAGAGATACTTTGGTGTGCTGTGAGCGCACTTCAACATCAGTCACAGTATATATTCGACCAACGATACATGGTGGAAAGTCATTGTTTCCCCATCGTTGCTGCTCAAGGGTGCAACCAAGAAATCTAACTCTGTCGTTGGGTTGAAGGGTAGGCATAATCATACAGGTTATCTAGAATGTCTGTCAATTCATCATAGTGGTCTTTATCCCACATCTCTTTTAATAATCCTTTTTGCTCTCGTCTTACAATAGTAAAGACTTCTTGCCATTGTCGTTGTGTCATCATGATTTTACAATATTATCATTCCACAGTTTGAAACAGAAAGTATTCCACTGCGAGTATTCTTTTTTATCTGGAATATATGTGTCAGATAAGAGAAATCTAGTAAACTCTTTATTGGGTCTAAATGGCAGAGACTTAGCATACTTCCAGAATGGTGTATCATACTTAGACCCATTCCGATAGTGCCATAGAATAAAATCTTCTACCTTCTTAATCTCTGCTCTTAATTCTTTATTGAGGTCATCTTTTGACACCAGTCCATTGATGTAATCAATGTATCCCTGAGCAATAAAGATGTATGTTGCAACTGATGATGCCTCTAGAGGCTCAACGAAAGAGTAACGATTACCATTCAATAGTATATTATCACCGACTGTGCAGTCTTTAGCAACATAATTCTTGAATGACATACTACCATCTGGGATAGCATCAAATCTAGCAATGAAGTCCTCTGTTGCTTCTGCATATGAGGTAATAGAATCATTGTAGAGATAACCATATGACACACTGTCAACATTTGGAATGACAAATGTCCATCCATTTGGTGTTGCAACACACCTAGTATAGGTCAATTCTAAATCTCTGCCAGGTTTTCTATACAATAATGCAGAATTAATTGGATTGACTAACATATCATAGTCATCCTCATAATTATTGTATTGTCTTCCTCTACAATCAATAATCCAATCTGCTTGAATATCACTCAGGTCAGAAATATCAGTATCGATAACATTAAACATGCCAGAAGATATTACTGCCTGTGATAATAGATGAGGTTGATAGTGGACAGCATGATTGCCAACATAGAAGTAATGAAAGAATTCTTCTGCTTTTCCCCATCCCTCGTAATTGATTCCTGTCTTAAGTGTTAGACCAAGATTATTTTCTCGCATGTTTGTAGCAAGACTATAACCAGCATCAATTCCTTGTCCCAGTTGTGGGAAAAACAGTCTATTAAACTCTAGTGTGCTACCTTGACCTACCCTTTCGATAGGTTTAGTAGAATCATAGTAGAGGTCAATCTCTTCATCACATGTATCAAATAGATTATATCTCAATCCATATGATTTGAAGGTCAGTGCTGTTGCGATACCACCGATACCAGCACCAACAATGGCAATCTTCTTTTTACTCATTTTCGTAAGTGGGTGGATGATACTTTAGATATTCCCAAAAGGTTAGTTTCATCTCCTTATGGGTCATACCACAATGTGCTGCAGCAGCAGGTAGATTTAATTTAGCAGTAAACAAACCTTCATTTGCCTCTGCTACATTTTCAGGCGTAGTTTTCACTCTCTCCGACAAGCTCAATGTCCTCAATACAGTCTACAGTTACTTCGTGTGGTCCGATTCGATACCAGTGATTGTCTGCACCAGTAACATCTGGGCGGACTCCCAGATACTCCAACTCATTACAATTATTCTCACGCAACCACGCTTGAAGACGGTGGTGCATAAGGTCTGCTCTACTAATCATCGTCCAACTCTGCAATTTTTTCATCAAGTGTATCGAGAATACTATCCATAGACCCGATATTTTCAATATCATTAATCAACTTAGCAATCTGCGTACATACAACTGGACGCTCTTGCCTAGCAGCAAATGCTAGTGCATTGCGTAGTTGACCAGATGCTTCGTTGAGTGATTCTTCTACTGATTTAGATAATGCCATAATCACTGTCGCTACATTGTCAGTATATAGGATTCTCAAGAATCTGTCAAGACAAGTCCTCGATGTAGTAGACCTTAACTTGCAAATTGTCCTTAGTGTCCCATTTATACTTAAACATCGTATGACTGTATTTTTCCATAGGCATTTCTAACAGTCTATTACCCTGTGCCTCACAAATAATATTATTAAAAATTAACAGTTTTACTTCCGTCTCATAGTTTTCTATTCTGACTTCAGACTCCATCGCAATAGCGTCTGCAACTCCAGGGACAAATTGCATGGTAACGTTTGTCATTTCACTACTGTATTCAATACATTTGATTACATCATCAATTTTTGAGTAGTCTTTGTATGTCTCTCTAGGATTTCTCTTTAAGAAATCTTCTCTGGGAAACTTAACAGCATACTTCACCACCAGATTCTCATCGTTGAATCCAATGTAATTAAATCTGAGTTCTGAATCTAGACTACACATAAAATCTATGTGTATATTATCTACATGCAGATAATCAAAAAACATTCTTTTCTGCTCGATAGTTGTCCTATCAAGAAATGTTTGATTTACCCAAAAATATAATCCTTCGTAAGTCTCCTCATCTCCAGAATAAATGAGACCATATTCTGAGTTGTAATCAAATACACACTCACTAATCTCCATATCACCAAAAATTAAGTTGGTAATCTTACTACACTCAGCAACATTTTTTACTGGACAATATTCATAGTATTTGTATGGATACCCATAACCAACACTGACGAATTTAATATCGTCAGCAGTTACTTCGTATTCAGATGACTTCAATATACTCTTGAATTTGTCAGAATATTTCTCTCCGATAAATTCCAAATATCTGTCGTATGATTTGTGCAGCACAGGACTAATCTTCTCGATGCCCTTCAAATAATCTTTGACATCTTCAAATGTAAATGTGACACCAGATTCATCTAGTATCTTATTAACCTGTGCTACTTCTTTTTCTAATAATTTAAATTTATACTTGCGACCCATTTACCAAGTGAGCTCCACTAGCGACATCAACTAATTCAACAGCGACATAATAGTCTTTTTCGTTTTCATCCAAATCATCCTCTTGGGGAAACCATTCATTAAAAGCATCCTGTGCTTGCTGAATAGTTTGGAAGTAACAATATACTTCACCCTTGTCTCTTAAACTAGAGACAACAGTGTTATCTGCTTTATTATAATAAAACTCCCAAATTTCGTCAGACCTCTTACCATCTACTCTGAGATGCATGACTGGTCTACCAGCATTTTTTGAAAGTTGATATAACAAATCAACAGGATAGAAAAAATCTGTATTGTATGAAGTAATCATTCTTCTTCAACCTCTTCTAGTAATCTCTCTGCTTCTTCATCCAAATCATGTTGGGCAGCTTGTGCTTTAGTATCTTCCACATATTTTGCCATAATATCAGCAATGCTATAACCTACATTATACTCTGCTAGTTTAGCATTGATTGCATCAATTTTTGCATCAACTGATGCAAGTTGCTCATCTAAGAGAGACTTCATCGTGCCAGGAGTTTGGTCATCTTCAACTTCACCAACAGATTTATATCTAGTATAAACATCCATTGGGATAAGTTGTAGTCTTGCAAGACCTTCTTCAACCTGCTCAATATCTTCTGTTGGGTCACCAATATTATTGTTGAATGGGAGTTTTAGCTTTCCTAAGACTTTAAGGATTTCAAGTTTAAATGACAATTCACCAAAATTCTTAGCAGTCTCTTCATATCCCTGACAATCAACAGCGATTGCCATATCATTTAGTAGGGCATCAGTAGCATCTACATTAACCAAACTCTTCTTCAACTCTCCAAGCATAATCTCAAGAGTATCCTGAGGTCTTGGTGCAACAGGGACTGAAATATTGACAAAATCATTGTTTTGCCATGCTTCCGAATCTGTAATGTCTCGCCACTCTTGTCTATAAGTCTTCCACTTCTGCTCCAAATCAGCATCTTTGAAAGTGTAGTCACTATTAAACATGAAGTCAGACCTATACAATGCCTCAAGCCTCATATTTTTTAGTTTCTGCTTCATGTATGACATGTCAGATAAATTCGACATGACAGTATCATAGAAGTCAGCAGTTTCAGCAACCTTCTTCACACCAAAGAAGTTTGTGACAACCTTAGACAAGTTTGCAACTTGTGCGTCGGTAGCAGCATCGTAGAAGTATGTCTTTTGCTCAGTTTCTTTTCTGCCAAAATTGTAGATGTCTTTACATCTCACAGACATCCAAGTGTTATCTTCAAACAAAACGAATTGTGTAAGTCTATCCTTATCTGTATTCCAGACATCTGGAATAACTGCTAGTAGCTCATCATACAAAGCATCAGTAAGGTCTAACTTAGCCCCACGATACTGAATATATCTTTCTACTAATTCTGCGGGATATCTCTTTCGTTGCAACTTAAGAGATAACACACGATGGTGTGATTGTGTAGCCATCCTTTTTTCCTTTTTGATAAAATTATTTAGTATGCTTTAATCAAATACTTTAATCTGAAGTATGGAGAATTGAGAGGTATCTTCTCATTATTCCTCAAGTAAAAATCTAGGTTATTATTCATGATAGATGCATTAGCACCAGTAAATCTCAATGTAGTATCACTGATATTCATACCAGCATCAGTTACCATATTAAAACTTCCTGGTCCAATATCAGTAGCCGTGTGAGCATGGTCTTCACCTAACGTTGTTGTAGAGTTTTCAAGAGACCCGCCATCACCAGTGGTAAATTTAAATGTGCCACCATTTAATTTTTCATATGTGCTAAAACAACTTGCATTACTAATAGGTTGTGTTTCTCTCCACCCTACAGCGACAGCTTGGTGAGTATGTGTTGGTAGGTCGGTGAAAGCAGGACTAGGATTAGCAACAGAATATGACACTGTGCCAGCCAATGATGGTTGAGCAAATGTAGTCACATCTTCGACACCTTCGGTTTGATAAGACCCGATACTAAATGTTGCTGCATTAGTAGACCCATCTGCTGTGCCATCAGGTTGACCAGAAAGACCAGGAGACCCTGGTGGTAACTGAGCAGACTTAACATAGTTGAAGACACCACCCATACTACCAGGGACATTTTTATCACCACCAGATACGCCAGCTGCATCAAAAGTAGGCACAACAGATACAGACCCTGAATTATTATTTACATTACCAGTGCCAATCATTCTCTTACCATATGTTTCTGGCAATTTAAATGTACTCCCAGAAGAATAATTTGGGAAAGTGCCACTGATAGACCCACCAAATTTGGTGCCAAACATTCTCGCCAACTCTGGATATTGTAATGCATTTTTGGAATCACCTTTTAATGGTAGATAACCTGGGAATCTATCCAACTTCCATCTATTAACATCATCAGAACCTGCAGATGGGTTGTTAACATATCCAGGTGGTTTAGCGACACATATCACCGACCCTATGGCTGCTCCAGTTTTAGCAGTTTCATCAGAGTAATATGTTGGGACAGAGGGTGCCGAAGTTACCGAAATTGTAATCGGCACAGTATAAGTAGCACCAGATACAGTATTGGTAACTACTGTATTATTTCTAGAATATCGATGCTGGGTGCAATCAGTTAGTGTAATTAAACATTTATAAACTTTACCATTATATGCTGAGGTGATATTAGGTATGACTAAACTAGACCCTGTTTCTCCCAAGGGACCATTAGCACTTCCAGTATCTTCCACCCATGAATATGATGGTGTGCCACCAGTAAAAGATGGATTTAAGTCAATAGTTAAATTATCGCCAAGAGTAACAGTTTTTGTTGCCTGGTCAGCAAAATAAGTAAATCTTCTAATAACAGTCACTGTGCATTCGTTTGTATATACTTGACCAGGGACATCTGGTGCTGTCATTTTACACCTAATTTTAGCACCACTATCAGTGCTAGTATCAAGTGCTCTCAAAACATATATTCTACTAGTATCAACACTATTGTTATTTCCAGACCCAATAGGACTAAACGAAGAATCTCCCGTCCTCTTAATTTCCCACTGATATGCAACTTCTGTACTAATTGAAGATAATCCTTCACATTCAAAAGTATATTCTGCTGGATTTCCTTCTAAAATTGAAATGGAAGTTACAATATTAGTAACAATGCTGATATTGACTTCCTCCATGGTAAGTTTTGCAGCATTACTATATAATACTTCTCCACCAGCTGAAGTACATTTCACACGATAAAATGCCTCATCAGAACTGCCAATACTCAATAAAGTAAGAGAAGAGCTAGTTTGTCCTGAAATATTAGACCATGTGCCAGTATTAGTTGATGTATTATAGTTTGTGCTCTTTTCCCACTGATAACTAATTGGTCCAGCAGAAACAGAAGATGCAGTAACACTAAACGTATGGTTTGCAAACTCTCTAACAACAACATCATTTAATGCTGACAGTGCAGTAAATAAATCCTTCAATAATATAAGCTCTGCTACTTCTGAAGTTACAGATGATAGTTGTCCAGGAATACTCAACACACATCTGAAATATTTGTAGGTGAGAGAAGTTGGGACTGGACTGATGTTTAGTAAGTTAGAAGTTACTCCACTATATGGCGATGTGTTGGTGATATTTGTCCAACCAGTGGCAGAATTAGCAGTATTATATTGCCACTGATATGTAATATCATTAACATTTCCACTGGAAGGTGTTGCAGTTACAGAGAATCCCGTAGAGTAATTCGGATATTGTGATGCATCTCCTGGTTGGTTTGTTACATAAACTGTAGGATAAACATTAACGTCAATCTCATTTGAATAATATGGAGTAATTGTTTTATTTCCTCCACTCAAAGTAAATCTTGAGGAAGATTCAACCTTCACTCTATATTTTGCACCATCATCAGTTGACACACGAAGAGGTGGTGTTTGGATATTAAGATCAATCTCTTCCGCACCAAGAGTGTTTGGAAACTGTGTATAACTTACTAGACCATTTTCTGTGGTAACTGTTACTGGAGCGGGGTCTGCTAAATCTGTCCATGTGGATGACCCAGGATCCTGACGTTGCCATGTATAAGTATTATTACCATTCTGACCAGTATTTCTCTGGATATCCTGTGTTGCATTAATACTAATACTCTGCACAGGGTCATTTACATAAATGTCTCTATCCGTGATATCGCCATATCTATCTTCCACAATATCATATGTAGTGGCAGAAAAATCAACTGTGCCCTCCACATCTGTCATGAAAATATAATGTGGTGTTGTTGTTACCGATGCTTCACCATTTGTGCCTTGAATTACACACCTAAATCCAGGATTATCATAGTAAATAAACCTTTCCAATTCTAATACATCAGTGTCAGCAGTTGTCCCTGATTTTAATTGAAAGACGTAAAAACTTGTAATTTGGTCAATATCATACCACTCTCCAGTGCCACCTACACCAGAAAAATTAACTTGCCATGTATAATCCAAAGCAGTGCCTGCTGTAGTCAAAGCACTAACAGACATTCTTACATCACCACTACCTGGAACACCTGTTTTGAAGCAATTTGTAGATTGCGTATCATTTGCATCAACTCCAGGTTGTCTAATAATATTGATTACTGGGTCAATAATTAATTGTGAAACAGATGATGTTACTGGTGTGTTTAATGCTCCTGTATAAGATACTAATACTCTATATTGATTTTGATTACGAGTATATGTAAGATTAGCAATACTTAAGGTGGAATATTTCATCCATGTTGTCGCACCAGTAATCTGAGAAATCGTATCAGAAATAGTGATGTCACCCGTAGTGGACAAAACAGTCCATGTGCTTCCACTATCACTACTCTCTTGCCATTGGAAACTTAAATTACTAACCAATGTATTATTTGTAATATCAGCATTTGCAAGAGATGCTGATACTGTTAATACTAGAGTACTTCCAACACTTTTAACTTGTGAGGTAGGTAAAAAATCTACCGCTCCATCGACATTTAGAAGAATACTCGGGTCTTGATAAACCGAAACAATTCTATCACCAATACCAGCAACTTCATTACTATTTACTATTTCACTAGTTGTGCTAACAACACATCTATAGTAAATTCCAGTTTGTGATGCTGTTAACGGTCCTGTATCATAACTATTGCTAGTGTTATTTGAGAGACCAGAAGAGCTGTAATTTACACCATCCGTAGAATATTGCCATTCATAACTCAAGGCAAGTCCAGTATCTTCGGACGCACCAATATTAAATACCACACTACTGCCAGCTGGCGTAGTGGGAGATGTTGGTGTTAAACTGGTAATTACAATTGCCATGTTTTTAGAATTTAATTAGATATTCTGCGATAATAAATCTTGGTGAAATGTCATCCATTTTAGCAAGGTCTCTAGTCCTCATCTGCACAGTTGTAGATAGACTGGAGGATGGAAGTTTAACTGCTGGAATAGTGCTAGTTGGTCCAGATGCAGTTGCAGTTGGAGTAGCTAGACCATGGTCATGTGCAGTATCCTCTCCAGAATCTTCATAATTAATTTGGACGTGTTGCACACCCGCAATTCTTTCACCCTCAGCAAAACTTCCACGATTTCCACAATAGTAACCACCATTCCATCTGCATCTTCTCAATGCTTGGTTGTTTTGGTTAACTGCTTTACCAATAGTGTAAGTACCTAAGTGTCCATGAGAAACAAAGTTACCAATAGTTAAGGTAGTTTCAGGCGTCCTTGTTGGTGGTGATTTAAATCTCCATTGACCAGTAAATGATAATGTTACCGCAGGAGCAGAAAACTCACCAGTATATCCAAATTCAACCTCTTCTGATGCCGAAGTTAACGTTACAGCAACACCTGCTCTATCAATAGTATTATTAGCAGAATCTTTGGTAGTAGAGTTGATATATTGACCAGGGTTACTAGAAGCAGTAATAAATTTACTGCCTAAATCTGGCAACTGAAATGTGCCTCCTGTGCCATCTTCTGCAGCTTCTTCTAAAGTAGTGTCCGCTTTTCTGTAAATAGATTGAGAACCTACACCTAATACTTCTGCTAAAGCTGGATATTGGTCAGCCTGTAGTATTTGACCTCTGCACTTTAAAAATCCAGCAGGACAGAAATCTCTATAATCTTGGTCAACTGGGATTAAACCATTAATATCAGCAAAAAATGGGAAGATAGTACCTGTTGGTCCCCCATGCTTCCCTTTCTCGAATGAATAAGTTTTCATCTTAGAATGCTCTGATAATATACAACATCTCTAATGAAGGTGTAGATGTCTCTACGTTAATAGTGCCAAAGTTTACACCTGGAGAATTGTTAATTCTAACAGTATTTAGTGCAATATTAGTCCTCAATCCAGGAGAGATAACAGCATATTTTCCTTCCATCCTATAGTTATTGGGTCCATGCTGGTGACCAGCACCCGAAGCAGTATCATCATGACTCTTGCTGGTAAACAAAATATCATTACCACATCTCATGTTTCCTGAGCAATAACCATCACCATCTCTATAAAGAGAAGCAACAGTTTCTGCATATGCTGTAGTAGGGAAGAATCCACCACCGCCACCGCGAGATGTCCATCCTGTCCTACCATCAGTGCCATAAGCATAGTTTCTTCTCAAGTCCGACTGGTTATTACCATAAGATATACTAACATGCATACCAGGATCTCTTGCAACTCTAAATGCTGATGTCGAATCACAACCAATATTACACCAAGAGTTTCTACCAGTGCCATTACATCTACTTGCTTCACTACCAACAGTTGAATATGATGTAGATTCTGTAGTGGGGTCACCATGACTATGTGAGGGTTTATGCTGCACACCCAACTCAACAATACTATAGTTTGAAATGAAGAAATATGACCCATCAGAAACTTCCATGTCATCATAAAGACCTTGGAATTTTACCGAAGTTGATTTTTCTACACCCACCAAATCCAATGTAGAAATCCAAAATGTCTGGGAATTGCTTCCAGAATCACCATTTGTGCCGCCACCAATAATAGACCAAAATGGGTCATCTGATATTGAATTGGAAAATGGTTTATGTGCGTCTCCTTTGCTTTTCAGATAATTATAGTGTCCCCGAAAAGCATCCATAACGCTAGGTTGTCCTTGAGTTAGTGGTGGCAACTTAAATGTGCTACCAGCAGTACCTCCATAAGTGGTGCCAATAACTCTATACAAGATAGGATATGTCTCTTGAGAGATGGTAGCACCATTACATGTAATCCATCCCGTAGGTATTTGACCCTGGTCAGATGCCCATGGGATAATGGCACCCACGGGCAAACCTTTCATAGATCTTACTCTATTATATTTGGTTACGTCTGCAAATGCCATAGACTTAAATCTCCATTAAGAACCAACCTTGCTGCTCGCCAGCAATACCGTTGCCATCTGCATCAGTATCACCAACATAGATGAGACCGAAAGCAGCATTTGGTGTGTTAACAACCAATTCACCACCACCGTAGTTAGAAGCGCCACCGAGACTACTACCAGTTGCTCCACCTTGGAGTTTAGTGCCAAGAGGTGCTCTTACAACCAAATTAACGTTGAAGTTAAGGTTGCCGCCAACATCAACAACTCTGATGGTATCACCAGTAATTGCTTCAGATGGTAAACGTAGGACCAAGGTAGAAGAAGGTCTTACGAGATACTGTAGGTTTGACTTAAGTTCGACTGCACTAGAATCATTGTTACCTTGTGTAGAAACAAAGATTGTCTTTCTACCACCATTTTTGTTATAGAAGTTTTCATGACCAAATGCCTCGATAGAAGCGTCACCTCTAATTCTATATGGTTTAGCGTTATTATTACCTAGGTTATTGACGCTGAAGTAGTTAGTGCCAACAGAAGGAGAGTTGGTATATGTGCCGTGGACGGTAAGAGTTGCACCAGTAGCAGCAGATGACAATGCTCTACCAACAACTGTTGTGCCTAATTGAGCATCAACAGAGAATCTTGTAGTAAACGCATTGCTGCTAGTTTCAGCATTTGCTGAATTTGTTAGAGTGCCAACAGTTAAGTCATCACCAGCTCTCAATGTGCCTGCTACCTTGGTGTTACCAGTTGCACCTAGGACTTCAAGGGCAATGTTTGTAGCAGCATCAGTCCTACTCTTATCAAAGTTTCCTGTAGCAAAGAAGGAATCCTTGAAGATTTTGAAGTCTGCGCCGTTGTATAGTTTGGTATCACCAGAAGCAGACTCAACGTAGAATTTAGGTAGAGTGCCGTTAGTAATTACAAAGTATTGCTTACCAGGATTGCTGGTATCAGTGTTACCACTCAACTCAATAGAGTTGTGGACTGTTAGGTTACCACCACCACTTGTCTGGAGAGTAGACCCAGTTGCAGTGCTGCTAGATTTACCTGTAGCATCAGCAAAATTCTGGTCATTTGTTGCATTGATGAATGGTTTCGAGGTATCATAACCGATAACAACGTCACCAGTCATTTGTGTCTGACCAGTTGTCGAGATTACCTTAAAGACCTGAAGTGCCTCCTTAGCAGCAGCTGCCGTGCCAAAGTCACCATTGTTAATAGTAAATGACTGTGCGTCAGCTGGGTTGATAACAGTAATCTTGACGTATTCACCACCATTGTCTAGGTCAGTCTTATTCAATCTGAATAGGTCACCGACTTTGATGTTAGCAGAGAATTCAGCAACATTAATAACTGAATCCGTCTGAGTAATTGGTGATGGGAAGATATAAGAAGCATTTTGCTGCTCAATCAATCTAAAGATTCTAGAAGAATCTTCGTGTGCAGCAGCTGCGCTACCTCTTTGTGCTCTAATAACTTGGACAGAATATGGGACTGGAGCATCTGGGACGAGTGATGTTGGATAGTCAACTGTCTTGACAATTTCAGCATCAATCAATAGGAGTTGGTTAATGCTTACGCCCAATGGACTGTTGAGAGGCAACTCATAAATTTCCTGACCATCAGTTGTTGTAGCGCCTGTCTTGAAGGTATCATCACCCCAAGGTAGGTCACCAACTGTGTCAATTCTGGTAGCTTGTAGTTGGATTCTTGCTGTGCCAGCATCAGTCGTGCCAGTTGCCAATCCGATAGTGATAGGATTATCAGAAGAATCTTTAAGGGTAAATCCTGCAGAATCTCTATCATCAATATAGTATGTGGTATTGGCGGTCACACCAGTTAAGCTACCAACATCAAAGAAGACAACAGCATCATTTGCACTATATGGTGCAGATGCTACGATTAGTTTGTTGCTAGAGACTGTAGAAATGTCTACCAATCCATCAAGATTCTCAACTACTGAGAAGTAGTCAATATTGAGGTTTGCAAGACTACCAACTGCCTGGTTGATACCAGTAGTTCTGATAACAGTACCTGTAGCAGCTGTTGTTGCAACATCCGCACCTGTATTAGTATATGTAAATGTATTGGTGCCAGTAACAGTAATAGCAACTGGTCCTGCAGGATTGAAGGAATTGAAACTGGTTTCAATTTCAACCAAAGTTCCAGCAGGAATTCCAATCAACGAATGCTGAGCACCTGTTGTAACAGTTGCAACGTTAGATGTTCTAGAAACGCTAGCAATTCTAATTAGACCTAAGACATCTCTTTCAATGCCAAGATTAGTATTCTTAAGACCACCATTCTGAGTCATATCTGACTCGAATAGAGAAGACCCTAAGACATGTAAACCATTTCTAATCTTAGAAGTACCTGCAACACCACCAATCTCTAGTGTGCCAACACTGAGACCAATCTGTAGTTTGGTGAGACCACTCTCAAACATCTTAAACTCACCAGTTGGTGATGTGGTGTTAATTTCACCACCATTGACAGTCAATACACCATCAAGAATTGTCTGGAAGTTTTTAACGTTAAAGAAACTATCTTGGTTATTAGTAAATGCTCCACCAACAGTAATTTTAGACTTATATGCGGTGTTGTTATTTGCTACTGTGCCAAGATTAATAATAGAATCAGTAGAAGAAGTATGGACATCTAATGTGGTAGCAGCAGTAGATGCTGTGCCAATGTCAATATTCTGGAATCCTGTAGCAAGATTACCAAGTTGAATGTTTTGTGCATAACCAGCAACAGTTAAACCTGTCGTTGCTGACTGGTTAGCGATAGCAAAGTTTGTGCTGGTGGAGCGAATATCGCCACCATCAACATCAATATCAGATTCAAAGGTAAAGTCACCAGTAATCCTTGCATCACCAGAAACAACGAAGTTTTTATCTAGTGCTGCATCGTTGACGTTAATACCAACTCTACCATTATCAATATCAGCAGTTGCACCCTCAGTTCTACCTGCCTGTGATAGAGTAGTAGTTGCAACTCTAAATTCTGCTGTAGAATCTTCATTTGAGCTGTCACCACCAACTAAAAGAGCATAATTAGATGCTACAGGTGTGCCACCAGTGCCATCAGATAGTGTTGTTTGCGTTCTACCACTAATGTATGTGGTGCCGACAACATCAAGGTTTGCCCTTGGATATGTTGCCGTAGAAACAAATCCATCAGCATAATCTGTAGAAATTGCTCTAGCAACCGTATTAATACCAAGTCTATAATCACCGTAAGTAGAAGTTTCTGTGCGAAGTGCTTCTGCACCAACAACACCAGTTTCCTTCCATTGAGACTCACTCAAAGAAATTTCAATAGTTGGTTGAGTGATACTAGAATTAACAGAATAAATGTATGGTCCACTACCAACCAGAGTCGTTTCAGAAGCTCTTTCAGTAATTAGATAAACATAACTATTAGATTCTAGATATTCATAACCTTCAGCGGCGTTATTGTATACAGTGTGGACACCATTAAGTGTTGCTAATGTATCAATAGCACCAGTAATCTTAATTTGACTGGTTAGAGTAATACCTAGAGATGCTCCAGGGTTGCTAGCACTGAAGTTAACTTTACCAATCTGGAAGATTAGTTTGATAACGTTGAGGTTTGGATAGAATTCAACGCCAGTGATATCAAGTGCAGATTCATTACCAGCAGCGACTCTAAGAGTATATGGGACATACGAGTTGGCATATACCCAACCAAGTGACCCTGTAAATCCAACTTCACCACCCTTGAATAGAATGTCACCAGATAGTGGGACAGAAGACCCAAACTGAATAGTCTGAGCAGAAGCAAATCTTGCCTTAGTGCCAGCAATATCCTGATTAGGTGCCATGTTATCAAGAGCAGACCTAAGAGTATATCTCTGTGTGCCTCTTGGATTGAGGTCAAAGATAGCAGCTCTGACTCTATTCTTATCGATGATAATGTCACCAGCTCTTGTAGTATCAAGATTTTGGTCATCATCGCCAGGGAGGACACCCTGTCTAGTACCAGGACGTGATACGATTGTGAGTGAAGGAGGAGTCATCTTCGCTTCAAACTCAGGGTCAACGTTGACGATGACAGGTGAGTTGAAGAAATTAGATAGATTAGGTGGAGCGTTTAGAGTGATAATATTCTCAAACGTTACGGGGTCCTCAAAGACCGTAACGAGACTACCGAATTCACCGTCTTCCTGGTCTTCCTCTTCTAGAATTAGTGCATCTAGGAATTCTTCTTCACCAGTAATAGCGTTAATCTTACGATTACCAATATACAATTCACCGTTGGAGTTGATACCAGTGTAGAAGACGATACCTGCATCTTGCTTCTTAGCCTGTGCATAGTAATCCTGGACATCAGTTAGAATGACTGTTTGTCTAACAGGGAAACCAGTTGAATAGTTACCAGGACCGAAACCAAGGTATTCAAACGTGTGGTTACCAGCACGAGCGATAGATGGACGACGCAATTCAATATAGAGTTTCTGCTCTAGTGGGAATGCAGAGTCACCCGCAATAGGAATTAGTCTCTCTTCTGCACCAGATGACGCAGCACCAGTTTGTGCTTTAAGAGCATTTCCACCAGTATAAGTGTATTCACCAGACCCAGGATTATCGATGAAATCCTGGACCATTTCTTTGGTAGCAGAATTCTTGGCATCGTTAATCGTAACTAAACCATGGACGTAGTTATCTGCTGCACAAGTTGCTGCTTCTGGGTCGAGAAGTGTAGAATCTTGATTACCACCCTGGTCATCACTACCATCATACTGGAAGAGTAATGGGTCATTCTTGTAAGTGAGTGGATATAGTCTAGATACTGGCTGACTAAACTTGAAGTTTCTAAAGTTTTTGCCAACACCAGACCCAAGAGGTAGAGGTGAAATGTCACCACGGACGACAGTTAGATAGTAAACACCATCTTGCTGACGTGGGATTCTTCTCTGAATCTCTTCGATGCTGTAAATGTAGTATGTTTCAGTTAGGTCAGATACATCTTCGACACTGACGATTCTATACTGTCTAGCAGCATCGTCAGTAACAACATCACCAGGAGTGATGCAGTAGACGTTAGATGCCTCAACACCATAGAGATATTCATCTTTGTCTTCTTTACCGAAGTTTGGTCTGTCTAGGACTTCCGCAGTAACATCCGCCTGACCTGCAATAGACTGTCTGATGAAAGTTTGCTCTTTATCAGAGAAATCCAATTCCCCAACAACATTCTTAAGGATTAGATAGTTAAACTCTTGCAGTCCACCTTCAACATTTTCATTACCAAACCAAGAATGGACAGTTGCACTACCTTCATAATCGCCATACCATGTAACTGTAGACCCTTCAACAAAGTCACCGTTACCACCTTGAGGTTGGCCAACCTTGACTGTTACAAATCTCTCTGCCTTGAGTGACTCTAGGTCTAGACCATGGTCAAACACAGTCATCTCTAGATAACCATCAGCATTAGTCCTTGCAGACTGAATAGTGAATGATACATTAGATTCTGTCTTTGTGCCTTCAATACGCTTAGCAAAGACAGGATTGTATGGGTCATACTCAGTTAGAGCAGCAGTAACACCGAGTCTTTCTCTTGGTGATGGACCTTCTTCAAAGAATGTAGCATCCTTTTGGACACCTGCAGCAACTGGTTTGAGGAGTAGTTTCTGTGGTAGAAGTTTTCTCTTTTCGTCAGTCCTGATTCTGATTGCAAAACCTTCGAGTGGGTCTCTAACATCATCACGATAGTTAGGAATAACATAACGTAGTTTATAGGTCTTATCTTCCTTCTCTCTAGTATCATCTGCTCTGTAGAAGAACGAGTCTGGAGTGCGGGGTGGTTTGTTAACATACAAACTACCTCTATTAGCATCAGACATCGTGATTCTATCATAAATCTCATTATTTGCAGTTAGAGACTTGATATACCAGCATGACTGTGCGGGGTCATAACCCAGAGGACTTCTCTTCTTAGTTGCGAAGACATGGAATGATTGACCACTTGGGAAGTTAAACTGGATAGCATTCTGCTTATCAATAGCATTCTGGACAGTAAGATATAGCGAGAATTCGTTATTCTTAGTGTAGGTTGCTGGGCGACCAACATAATATGGTCTGTCAATTTCTAATCTGTCACCAGTAGTCTTGGTAGGTAGAGTATCAAGAGCAGCACCAACCGCTTCACCATTAACTAGATTCTCTTCTAGTGGATAGAAGAAGACTTGCTGAATTTGGACACCATTGATAGCGGTGTCAAAGACGTGATTAGTGGTGGTCTCAAATACTCTGGAGCTAACTAGTGAGCAAGTATAACGATGTAAGTCGTAGTTGACATCAGTTAGATATTGATGGACCTCAATTTTTACGTTGGGGTCAATCGTAGCAGTCTCAGATGAATAGATGTAGTTACCTGCTGTAGCATTCTCGATGCTAGTTGCAAGCATAAACGTCTGAGAATCATTGAATTGTGCTGTTGCACCACCAGAGGAGTAATCTTCTGGTTGTGTAATCTTACCAGGAGCAATGACATAATACTTGGTATTAGTGTCAAATCCTTTAGGTAGTCTGACAAGACGCTTATCAACACTATCATTTGCTGCTTTAGGCACAAGTCTAACTGGTGTGCCAGTTTCCATATTATGTGGGTTAGCACCACCAACACGGAATAGAGTTGCTCTAGTTGCAAAAGAAGAAGTATTGACTAGTTGAGAAACTAGAGGCTCTGCATCTACGCCATTACGGATGATGCTGTCAATGACACGCATCTTCTCAATAATAGCATCTTTGGTGCCTGCACACTTGTTATTACCAGTGTCCAAAGTAATGCTAGAATCTCTAACTGGTAAGAATCTCTGTAAATACTCTTCCGTGCCAGTATTTCTAGGAGGAATTGGACCAGTATTCTCTAGGGCATCAATAAGGATATCAAATTCTGTAGCAATAGTATATGCTACATCTGCACAAACAGGAGTGCCAGCAGTTGCTGTATCAATAGTTAGGTCAAGTTGATAATTAAGGGTATTTGATGGGTCCTTAGTATAAAGTGGGTCTGTAGCAAGACCAGCGCCAGTCCTCCAATTACGCATTGCGAGAATAGCAAGGTCTCTTGCCTTCTTATAAGCGTATACACTAATGTTTAACTCACCAACCAAGGAATATGCACCAGCATTATAGTTGACCGCAGGTAATGCTAGAGCAGAGTTATTGAGTTTATCTAGTAAAATAGAGAATAGAGTATCAATGGCATTTCTGACATCCAAACATGCATTAACATTATCATTAGGGACTACAACACCAGGGACAGATAAATCTGCCTGACCAGCAGTAATATCCAAATCTCTAACATTGAGTTGGTTTGTTACTGCTAAGAAACAGAGGTCTCTTGCTTTTTGGAATGCAGTAACAGACTGTGGGATTTCACCAGATAAAGAGCTATTTAATGTATTGCCAGTGCTGTCAAAGTATGACAATGTTGCCTGAATAGTATTGTAGTTACCACCCAATGCAAGGTCTTCTGCGATAGCATCAACGATAATGCCAATGTCGCGCTTACACTTGGTTTGAATTGGTGGAGCACTACCGTAGTTAATTTCTGGCAACGCAGGATTCTGAGCAGTGCCAGTAATCATGTCACCTTGACGAATTCTAGCAAATACGATAGAAGATAGAGTGTCAATGGTTGCTTGGACGTTAGAGCAAGACTGCGAATCTTGATTATTCGTTGTATCACCCTGAGTGCCAAATACACTGAGACCAGATCCAGGATTTCCTGGTTGTGGGTCTCCAGTAATAGTCAAATCTTTCACAAACAATTGGTTTGTGATTGCAAGTTTCATTGTATTTGCAGCACTAGTAAATGCTGCCAATGATTGCTCCTCTTCTCCCTGCAATCCTGCAGTAATCCATGCAATCTCAGATGTAGATACTGTTACTGTAATATCATCTGCAATATCTACGCCGCCAATAGAAGACCCAGGAATGACAACCGTATCGCCGTTATCATAATCGTATCCACCAGATACAACCGATACGGAATCTACTACACCAGAAGAATCTCTAGTAACACGGAATGTTGCACCTTCGCCATCTCCGCTGGTAGTAGTTTCAACTCCATTATAAATTCTATCTGCTCTGTTTAGGAGAGTTGTGCCAGCATTGTTTGTGAAGGTAAGAATTTTACCATTAACTTTTCCATCAACAAAATACTGTCTTGCAAAGTCAATAGCATACGAGTTGCCTAGAGTAGTTAAGTCGGTTGAAATAGCATCAACAAACTTACCAATATCACGCTTACACTTAATCTCTCCAGCAGTCTGAATAGCACTTGGTGATTCATTAGGCAAACTGCTAGTGTTACCAGCACTAATAGTTGATGTAACGATTGCAGATAACGTGTCGATTGCTGCACGGACATTTGCACAAGATTGTGGTGAAGTATTGCTACCAGTTGCAGAGTCTGCAGTAATTGTAGTATCTTTTGCCGTTAACTGGTTTGTAATAGCAGACTTCATCAAATCACGAGCTTTGTTGAATGCTGTGATTGTTTCTGTTTCTTCTCCTGTTAGTCCATTAGAAATAGGAGCACCAGAGTTATCAAAATAACTTAAAGTAAATTTGCGAGAATACTTGTTACCACCTGTAAATACGTCAAGAGATACAGAATCAATAAAGATGCCAATATCACGCAAACAAGATGCTGGCGATGGATTTACAAATCCAGGATGTTGGACTAAAATTTCATCATATGCAGCTTGTGTAATCTCAGCCTTATTTGCTTGAATCAAACGATAAGAATCAGCAAATCTAGACCCATTATCTGTCTGCAAATCACCTGGGAAATAGAAGTCGGGATGCTGAATAGCAATATCTGCAGCCGCTCTATCGATAATGTGGTCTCTATTTTGTTGGATTAAACGATAAGAATCCTTGTAACGTGAATATACGTTAGTTTGTGCATCACCATTATTAGTGAATCCAGCGCCACCAAAGTAGAAATCTGGATATTCGATAGCAATTTGAGCAGCTGCTCTATCAATAATCTCTCTTCTGTTAGAAAGAATTAGATTTTTACCATCTCTAAATCTATCATCCGCACCAACATATGAAGTTGCCGCTTCTACAATGCCAGCGTTACCAAAATTGCTTAAATCTTCAATAACACCATCGAGAATCAGTTTGATATCTCTCTTACACTTAGTATCATCAGGGACATTCGTATTAGGGTCCCACTGTTTTGCAAGAATAAGTGCTTCTTCTGCAATAAAATCTTTGTTTAATGCAATCAAAGCGCCTGCATCAAGACCTCTACCAGAGGACTGAGCAAACTTACCTTGATTTAAATCAAATGTTAAAGTGATACCACCTGCAGCAGGTCCTGTTGCCTGAATGGTAGCAGTAGCATTTACAGTATCCGTATCAGCAGCGTTACCAAGTCTAATTTGTGTGGTGCTGATAATTTCCTTGACATATGTGTCAGCAGGAATTGGATTATTTTGACCAGTTGCAGGAGTTGCTTCAACTGTCATTCCCTCAACAATACCTACTGTTGTAATGCCAGCAGGGACGTTTACCACATCACTGTTTAGAATAGTGCTGCAATTTTCAATGCGGAAATTCCAGTTACGCATTGCAGCAACTGCAAGACTTCTAGCATAGTTAAATGCATCTAGAGACTCTTCTTTTTCGCCTTCAATGAAGTCTAGATTATTACCAGTATAGTATGCTTGACCAGCTTGGACGCTATTAACGTTACCACCAACGCGAAGGTCATTAGCGACTGCTTCTAAAATATATCCAACGTCTCTTTGACATTTTCTAATATTGATGCCTTCGCGTGTTAACAGATATGGGAATTTGCGAGTGATATACCCATATGTTTCTGCAGCAATGAAATCTCTATTGATGTCAATAGTATTTGCAGCATCTTGGTCTTGATTTGAGACAACAGAAGATGTTGAGGTTGGTGAAAGAATAGAAAGTGCAACTTCGTGCTTTCTATAACCAGCTGGAGAAATTTCAGCAGAGCGAATAGACCCAGTAAAACCAGTAGCTGGGTCTAATTTTACATAAATTTTATCGCCTGATTTTGCACCAAGACGATAACCATTAACAGTGGTTGCAGGTTTTTGTAGTGGGTCACCTGATTCATCACTAGCTAGATACAATCTAACAATATTGTAACTAGGATTGGTAGTATCAATAGCACTACTACCTCTGATTTTAATTTGGTTGAAGGTGAAGTATTGATACTTCTTAGTTGTAGTGGTAACTTTCTTTGGTGGGACAATGTGTGAGATGTAACCACCTTGGTCCTGGGAGAATGCATATCCCTTGTAACCAATAGCATGTAAAGAGGTGTTACCGAAGTTGGAGTTAGAGTTGGTGATTGACATGTCACCACCTGACTCCATCAGGAAGTGGTCAGCGAAACCAACAGCGAAGATAGAAACGTTTTGGATGAATGCATCATTAGATGCCTTAACGTGGAAGTTTCTCCATTCATCTTTCCAATATGCATCACCTTTGGTGTGATATGGAGTGGTTGCAAATGCATCAGTTAGAGGTGCCTGATTCCAAGTGTTGGAGAATTCATCATAGCGGATAAACGCACGGTCGTCTCTCTGTAGCGAAACACCCGTATACTGTGCGATAACCATCGACTTGAAACCAGTCGCCTTGCTACCATCAGCATGGATACCACAAATACCCCAAGTGGAGCGAATAGAGACGTTAAAGACGTATGGTGATGCAGATTCTACAGAGTCAATTTCTGCTTGTGTAGAAGCGTTAGTATCGAGGTCTGGAGGTGTGATAGGTGTGCCAACTTTATCGCCAAGACCAACACCTGCAGCATTCTTACCGATAACACGATAAGTAAACTCTTTAGGGTCAGTAATACTAATAGAC